ACATACTTATAGGATCTTCATTCTCAGGTTTTACAATCTCAGTAGAGACACCATCGGCACCAAGTTCCTGTTGTGTGGTGTCAGTATTTCCGTCTTCGTCCTCTGCTGCTGGGCCTAAGAAATCATTTAAAATAGTAATCCAAGTCTCGTTTCCTGCATTTCTTATGTCTTTTTTTGCCGAAGTACCGTCTTGCCATAGTCCATCCATCATCACTTGGCGAGTTTTGTTTCCTTTGAAACCAGGATGCGTCACATAAGTAATTTTATTTTCGGTCCCAAGACCACCATCCTCTACGGGTCTACCTCGTTGAACAGTTTCTACTCTTCCTGTTAAGTCCGTTGCACCTTTAACAAGCGCATCATCGGGAGAAGCTATACCTGCAATTGCAGCAGCCGCTTTGTCTTGCATTGCAACTTGCTTAGGTGTCAGAGCTTTGCCTCCCTCATCAAGTCGCGCAAAGTATAATTTTTTTATTAGGTTAAGTATCATGTCAGTATATTATAGAAGAAGCCCAGCCCAACAAAATTGGGCTGGGCTTGTAATTTGACTTTTAGCTTTTATTTATCTGTGATCAGCGAAATCGTAGCGTAAGGTCATTTCAATAGTGTGGAAATCATTAGCGGTTGAGTAATTGAACTCAGATTCTTTCCAGCCCTTAGGATATACACCATACATTGAGGTGCTTCCAACGACATTTAAATCACCGTCTAACTGAACGACAGTACATTTTTGTGCTTTTTTCGTAACAACAGACCCTTTAGAGTTATCATAGATAGTTGAGAACCAATCATATAATGTTCTAGAAGCTCCACTATAAAGATCATCAAAGGTAATTGTGACCTCCTCTGGTCCTGGCTTGCCAGGGTAGAAGAATTTTTCATTAACTCTGTGAACTTCAATGTCATCAACAGCAACCCCTATAGGGCTAATCTGCTTGGCTGCTAGAGTTAATCGTGTTGGATTATCAACCCCTGGAACACCATCAAAGTGAACTTCAAACTGATATGCTCGTACAGAATCTAGTTCTGTAGAGAGTATTGGAAGACTTGAGCCGAGGTCCGCGTCTCTAAATGATTTATAATATGCTGGCATAGTTTTCTCCTAAATTAATTTTGTATTTTTGCGCTTTGGTTAGTGAGATTAACCTCAAAGACGATAATTTCAGCAGTCTTGGTTGGTTTAACAAGAATCTTGCACCATAGCTCATTCCTATCCACTCTTGCAGCGGTATTCGTAGTTTCATCGCAAATTACTTTGAACTGTTGAATACCTCTTCTACGCTTAATGTCATCCAGATCGGCAGTTAACTGAGCTTGAAGAGCAGCGTAAGTAAACTCATCATTAGGTTCGAAAGTATAAATTCTACCACCCGCAAGGAGTTGTCTCCTAATCTCAATCATCAATCTTCGAACATTAACTCTATCAAGAGCGGTTGCGGCTCTTTGAGTAGTTCTTTGACCGAAGATCATGATACCATCTTGTGGGAACTTAACAATGGGGTTAACAACATTACCCCCACCGTAGAGAGCATCCCTATCCCCTTGGGAAAGAGGGACTTCAACATCTAAAGGCTTAGTAAGCCTTCCTCTTCGGAGCCCAGCAGGAGCGAACCAAGTCTCCGCATTCTTATCCGTAAAAGCCATTTGTCTAGCAGCATAAATGGCTGGATCATAGAAGCGATCCTTCCCATCATAGGTACTAAAGACCTTAAGGTGCGGGAAGTAAATCGCAGCATACGAGCTATTCAGAGGAGTAGTTCTGCCTCCACCTAGTCCGTTAACATATTGGATTGCAGCTTGAGCCCCACCAATCGCTTCTGGGCAGCTAAGAAGAGCCATGAAGTTTTGGGATACTTCAGCTAAGGTTACAAGGTTATTTTGCACCGACTGAGTTTGGATACCAGGAACTAACCCAATACTTATCCCCAAAGCTTCGTCAGAGAAAGCTTGGATCCCCGTCCTCTGTGTAGAAGAAGCGTCCACTTTACCGATAATGGCAGTCGCTCTTTGAGTTTCCGTAGAACCAATACCACTATCACCACCTGTAAGTCCTCTGTTACTTTGAACAAACTTAAGGTGAGGAGGAGTGAACTGGTTAGCATCAGAGTTGAAACCAAAGATATCCATAGTCACAGCGGTTTCAGCAACAGAAGCAGTATCTGCTGGAACCCGTGTGGTCTGCCAAGTTACAGAAGTATCGAGGGCATAGGTAGTGGAGATCTTTCTTTCAGCATTAAACATACCATACTTAGGATCTAAACCAGTAGCATCAGCAGGGGTTCCACTAAAGTAGTGAACTCCATTCGTTACCGCATCACTATGCGAAGTAGCAGAAACAGGAACATCAATATTACCAACAATTGCTCCAGACGCTGCTGTGTATTCTGTAAACGGATCAAACCCTAACACATCAATAGTAGCACATGGTTGAAGCATAGCCGTAACATCCACATTTACTCCAGACCCCTTAACAAGATTACCTTTAATAATATCAGAGGTAAGTGCGCTTTCTTCACCTTCATCGAAGTTAATAGCATCCTCAACAAAGGTTGCCGCAGCACTAGCATTATAAAGGCTAGTCTTAAAGTTTTCTGCTGCCACACCACCATCATTGACAGTAACAAGCATGTCAAGACCACCTTCGGCAGTTACCTTGATACCGTTGCCTGTCATATTACCGTAAGCGTCCGTGGTTTGGTTGTATCCAGAACCAGAGTAGAGAGATTCCGTTAAGTATCCTGGGCCTGTAGTGTCATCCGTACCAATAGGATACTGGTAACCGTGTACTCTAACAGCGGAGGTGTACAAGCCTGAGGTGGTCGCTTCTGAGCGGTCTCCAGCGTAGGCACCTGTGTTTCCGACTGGCTGGAGGACATTAAGACCTGTGGCAAGGTCTGCATCCGAGAAAGCAGCAACATCCATGTAAGCACCTGAACCAGCATACTTACCAACCAAGAAGCCAGCACATACAGAGGAAGTATTCCAATCGAATTGAACAGAAACTTCATCATCACTCACATCTCCACCAATTCTGGACTTAAGAGCTTCTGCTTGGTTATTCCACATGGCATTTGTTAAAGTGTTAGCTGGAATATTGAAGGTCTTGGGTTCAGCGTATTGTGCCGTACCATTCTCATCATAAACCTGAACATGCAGGTAAATACTTCTTCCGATACCGAAAGACGATCCCCGTAGCGTTCCAGCATCATTGGTAGTAGCAGGAACACCACTAACATAAACCGTAGGACATGTTCCAACAGTAGCAATAGAGGAAGCGTCTGCGACAGCACCCTCAACCGCTGCTCTAACATAGTAAAGCTGATCAGTAGTTTCCAGGATCTCTAAAGATCCTTCAATTCCTTGTCCAGGAAGAGACTCCGAAGGTTCACCGAATATCCTAACTAAATCGCCTTGATTAGTTATTAGTGTTGCAGTTCCAACAGGTCCCCTATTTGCAAAACCGCACACCCCAACAACCGTACCTCCAGTAGTTGGGGTATATTGGGAGTTATCCTTTTCTATAACATATACGCCAGGACTTACAAATTTTGCCATAATTATTTCCTCTTATTGTTAGTAATTTTTAGAATTCTACGCTTTTCTAGAGTTTTTATTTGATCCGAAATCCAACTTAAAGGAACAGTAACACTCTCTCCAGGCTTTAACCAATGTTGGCTGTCTGTACCTGTTAATTGATCATTAAATAACAATGTTTTGCTTTGTAACCCTTCATTCGTTATCGTTTTCATGTAGAACCTCTCTAGATTATTTACGCGAGATAAGCCAATTTTAGATAAGATTTTTTAGTTTTTTAAATGATTGTATCAGAAACCGTACTTTCACCGCTATGTGTGTAAGACTCGATCTCCCCTTTGAATTCTTCAATCTTACCAGTAGAGGTAATTAAGAACTTGGGATTTGGTAGATAGGTCTGCACCTCTATGGTTACACCTCGCTTCAATACCCTATCTTCCTTGTCCCCAGTAGCCACATCCGAGTTATCCGTTTCCGCAGACATGAAGGCTTTTGTATTTTGTGCAACAGAAGTTTCAATTCGTAATTCTGGGTTAAACATCAGGCGTATTTGCTCTAATATTTGATCCATATCAGCCCTATATTTAGACCAAATATTAACACTATAACTTATATTTATAGCCTTAGGTGCAAGGGATAAAACTCTAATGGCTTTGTGCTTATCTTTATCCCAATACTTTTGATGAACTAAAGTAGGCTCATACCTGCGTCTATTCACATCATCATCGGAAGTTGTTTGCGTTACTGACAGTATAGGCAAAATAAGATTCGTTTGTTCCGTCAGTTTAGAGGCTATCCTTTCAGGATTTCCGTGAACACATTTAATCGAAACTACCTTTCCCTCTGGATCTAAATATTTTAAACCACCGAATACGGTTAACAAAGAACTTAAGGTTTCTCGATACACTAACGGAATTTTGTGATGCTGTTTAGACGCATTTCGTATAAAAGCCTTAGCCCTCATACCTGCACGAACATGCCCTGATATCGCAGGTGCCGCAGCCTCAAGGGTTCCGAGTACGAAAGTCTCTCCTGAACTAGTACCAAAAGTATCCATTATTTAAATCTAATACCTCCTATGTCATCCATAACCTCTGGGAGATATTCATCAATAACCTCCTCAGTATCACGGAGAAGTCTAGCATAACAAGAGAGGTGGTAAACCCCATAAGCTTCAAAGCTATCCTCTTGCACTTGATAGATCTCATATTTTTGATCTTGGAAATGGGGCTTAATAACATCCCCTTCTTGAGGTCTTCTTCCTACCTTCTGCTGGATATAGCTTTTGTTAAAAACAAACACTTGATCATTCGTAACCTCAATGCCGAACTCAGTTAAGTTTTCCTGTAAAACAGAAGGCTCGTAATGACCGAAAACCGTAATAGGTTGTCTAGAGATAATCTTCTGCCTAACCTCTTGGTAAACCTCATCAATATCTGTTTTGTCTACATAAATTTTATAGAATTCTAACTTAGATCCAGACAATCTGATGAGTTCATCATCAACGATATTAAATAGATTAATATCAGGGTTCTTTGGATCAAAAAGATTAAGCTCACTCTCACTATCCATATCAGGGATAATGGGCATATCTGTAGTTACCCTGTATTTTTTCTTAGACATTTAGTATGCGGTAAAGACAGGAGGCTCTTCAAATTCCTGGATAAGCTTTTCTTCCAATTCTTTTTTCTCGGTCTCTGACTGCTGGATCAAGGCAGTTCCGTTTAAACTAGCACCTCCCCCTGGACCAGGGATAGAAGCATACTTACTCCTAATCTGACCTAGAAGACCCTTAGCAATTGCTAAAGAATACTTTTGAATCCAGTTTCTGTACGCTGGGTGGATGGTGTCAGAAGAAAGTGCCCTGTATTCAACCATAACCTCTTGAGGTGTCATAACAGGAGTAGGGTATAGCTGTAGGTATTTATTATTAATTACTTCCCAAGACCCTTCTTGCCCTAACACTTTCCTAATTTGCTCCATATGAGATTGCAGTAGGTAGAAATCTCCAATAGCAAAACTGTTAAACAAGAAATTATCTTGGAAATATTTGATAAAGAAATCAAACTCTAGCGTTCCTGCCTGAGATTGAATACTCAGCAAAGTCTTTTTATACACTACATATGAGATATTGTCAACAACATGCGGTGGGAGTTCGTATAAGTTCTGACCAGCAGAAGCCTCAAAGGTTGCAAATTGTTTGGTCCATAGAGGAGCATGATAAGCCAGCGCAGTAGTTGCCTCATCAATGCAAGACTTTATCTGAAACGGAGTAAGCTCGACGCGAACAACTGGGAACCCCAGCCTCGCTAAAATATAATCACGAACTGTTTCCTCAAAATTATTAAACTCTACAATGTCGGCTAGAGTTCCTTTATTTAATTGTGTAGTATCTATATCTCCAGGGATAGTACCATCTGTAATCTGCTTACCACCATAAGTAGCAAGCGAATCCCCATAAATAGTTAATTGTGGTTTAGTAGGTCCAGCCATAATAAAACCCTCCTAAGTTATATACCAAACAAAAAATAAAAAAGGAGCCAAGGAATCTAATTTCCTTGGCTCCTTGTATTTAACTACTATTACTACTAGTAAGCAGCAGTAGCACCACTCATGATGGTAGAGTTCTTGGCGAACGGCTGGAGCAGATGCGATGCCGTAGGACCAACGATTCTCACGATTCTATAGAATCTAGAGGCAGGAGAAACTGCAACCTTGCCGTAGCGAGTAAGGAGCCCTTTCCTTGGTTGGAAGGTTTGGGGATCCGTAATCGTAGGAAGTTGTTGGAGCGGAATGTACGGAGCATAAACATAGCCCGTGTCCATAGCATTCGCGCCTTTATAACCAACCATGATCTCATCCGTAGGATACATAGGATCAATGTAGAGATCATACTTGCCAGCGAACTTGCCCTTATACTCGATGTTCTTCCCACCCATGTTGGTAGGACCATCACCAGGAGCAAGACCACCCTCAAGCTTCGACGCAGACTCCAGCATGGAGCCAATGATTGGCGAAGTGAGCAGCCAAGTACCAGGACCACGCATCGTCGTGCGATAAATGTCCTGAGAAGCGAAGTTAATCGTAGCCAGAAGGTTAGAGTACACTTCGCCAACATGACGAGGACTAAGGTTTAAAGCACCCGTAGTCGTGAAGTCGTAGATAAAGACATTAGAGCCTTTGTCTT